CGGGGTTTGCAGGGTGAGTAAGGGCAGCGAACAAAGGCCCGGTGACCGTCAAGCCTTCGAGCGCAATTGGGAGAAGATATTTGGGGGCAAAGGCGATAAAAAAAAGAAGAAAAAAACAATCAAATAATATTTGCATTAGATGACATAATGTCATATACTGACTATGTCATCAAGGGGATGGCACTAACCAAGGGCAAACATTATGAAACGCGAATTACTCCATAAACTAGCCACTGAGTGTAAGGGTTGCTTTCACATTCACATTGAACAAAAAGAGATCATGTCAGACGCCGACGGATTAGCGTTACTAGACGCCAATTTTCAAGATGTGTCTTATGGCGATGACATGGCACCATCTTTTTATCATGTGCGCGATTGGGGCAATCTTGATGTGCCTTGCATTTTTGGTATTCAAGAGCGCGACGACGACGAAAACTTTATAAGCGCAAAAATAACTTGGTGGATCAACGATGTCGCCAACCCAAACGACGATGCATATGAAACAGTGCAAGAAGCTATCGACGCGTTCTTTAAATTATTTCCATTGAGTTGATAATTCAAGCCCATTCCATCGAGTGGGCTTTTTAGTATCAATTAACCAAGGGGAAACACCATGAAGAATATTAGGGATTGTAATATAGGCGACAGGATTAAGCGTTATCAAGAACGGCTTTGGACTGACCACGTTAAGGGTCAAACTTTTAACGAAACGGTTACAAGTGTCATTGAAATAACTTCAGTCCATCACAATCGAATTGAGTACAAAACGGTTGAGATTATTGGCTCTCAAGATGTTTGTCGTCCTGATCGAAACCTACTAGACGTAACAGGCGGCATTCTCTTTCGGGCTTTTGATTACCCAACAACAAGCGATTATAAAATCCTATGAGGCGGCAAATGGATAACTCTGACTTTAAAAAAGCCCGACAACAGTTGGGCTTAACTCAATTACAGCTTGCAGAAAAATTAGGTCTAACTAATAGACAGATTATTAGGCTTGAGCAAGATCATCCCATTCAAAAGCAGACAGCACTAGCTGTTAAGTATTTGCTCGCCCAACCTAAAAAGCGATAAAAAAAAGAAGGGAAAAACAATCAAATAAAAGTAACCACATTATGTTGCGTAACCAGCCAAAGTGTGGTTATATATCCCCATGATAGGGTTTTTGACTCTCAACGCTTAACTTACAAAACAATATCCTCCCTTTTTTGGTCGCATTTGCGGCTTTTTTTATTTCTGTTTCTGGGCCTGTTTAAGTATCCCAGAGCGAGGTGACCCTATGGCTAGACCTACCGTAATGACAGATGATGTGCTGTCGAAATTACAACACGCCTTTACGATGGGCTGCACAGACATTGAAGCCTGTATGTACGCGGGCTGTAGCCAACCGGCACTCTATCGGTATCAGGAAAAAAACGAAGAGTATCGAGAGCAAAAAGCGGTATGGAAGTCTAACCCTTTTATGTTGGCCCGTATGGTGTTGGTTGATGCGTTAGTGGCAAAGGACGTTAACACCGCGCACAAGATGATTGATCGTAAAGAGGGCGGCAAGTTATCCCTTGATCACACCTCTAGCGATGGCTCAATGAAGCCGACTATTATTCAGTTAGTGCCTGTCACGCCTGAACTTGAAGACGATGCAGACAGCAGACATTAATCTGCCTGAGAAGCTGGTCCCTGTATTCTCTGGTGATGCCAGGTATAGAGGCGCCTTTGGAGGGCGAGGTTCAGGTAAGACGAGAACATTTGCCCTTATGACAGCTGTTAAAGGCTACCAGTGGGGTATGTCAGGCCAGTCAGGTCAGATACTTTGCGCTAGAGAGCATTTAAACTCTCTGGATGAGTCCTCGCTTGAGGAGATCAAGAGCGCCATACGAGGCGTTGATTGGTTAGCTGATTACTATGAGGTGGGTGAGAAGTTCATCCGCTCTAAGGACGGGCATATTAGTTATGTGTTTGCCGGGTTAAGGCGTAACCTCGATTCGATCAAGTCTAAGGCCAGAATCATTATAGCCTGGGTAGATGAGGCAGAGCCGGTATCAGAAGAGGCCTGGCGTAAGTTAATTCCTACGGTACGAGAGGACAACTCTGAGATATGGGTGACCTGGAACCCGGAGGCTGCACGATCCAGTACGAACAAACGATTTAGGGATACCCCGCCTGAAGGCTCTAAGATTGTAGAGCTTAACTGGCGTGATAACCCGTGGTTCCCAGCAGTTTTAGAGAATGAGCGGGTGGCAGACAAGAAGCTACGCCCTGACATCTATGACCATGTTTGGGAGGGAAACTTCCTACAGGCCCATGAGGGTGCGTACTACTCACACTTAGTTGAAGATGGCAGACGAGAGGGTCGAGTGGGTAATGTCCACCACGATCCCTTAATGGAGACTAGAGCGTACTTTGACATTGGTGGGACAGGTGCTAAGTCTGATGCAACGAGCATATGGACGGTTCAGTTCTACAAGTCAGAGATCAGGGTATTAGGATATTACGAAGCGCAAGGGCAGCCATTGGCCACTCACGTTGCCTGGTTAAGAGAGCAGGTACAGGATATTAAGACGGTGGTGCTTCCCCATGATGGTGGAACGCACGACAAGGTCTACTCGGTCAGCTACGAGTCAGCGTTAAGAGATGCTGGTTTTAATGTGATTATCGTCCCCAATCAAGGGAAGGGTGCTGCTGGCCACCGAGTAGAAGCCGCTAGAAGAATTTTACCTTCAGTGTACTTTAACGAACCGGCCTGTGAGTCGGGTATTGAGGCACTCTGCTGGTATCACGAGAAGCGTGATGAGAACCGGGGTGTAGGCTTGGGACCGAACCATGATTGGTCATCACACGCAGCGGACGCCTTTGGCATGATGGCGGTGGTCTATGAGCCGCCTAATTCATCCTGGGGTAAGCCGCTGAGAGTTAATTTAAAGGGTATTGTATGAGCAGCAGAATTAAAGGAATTATTGACGCTGTGTCGGACCTTGCTGCGGATTACTCTTCGCGAATGGCGAACGCTAATGATCAAGGCTTTGATACTGGCCGAGTTTTGTATCACCACACTGAAGCCGATAATATTGAAGAGTTCATACCTTCGTCAAAAGGCAAGTTAGGAGCCGGTGTTTATACGTCTCCGAACCCTCAGTATGGGGAGCGCTATGTTGATCAATCTTCTGGGTCTGCAAACGTATTGCCTTTATTTGCTCGAGGGCCATTAGCTAAAGCGGCTGATATTGATGCGGCCTCTACAGCCTCTCGCAATGCGCTATTAGAAAATGGACAGCCTTTTAGTGTGCAAGAGTGGAAATCAAGCACAAACGAAATACTTAAAGGTAAAGGGTTTGCGGGTAAAGAAGTGGGTGAGGAGGTGTCAATATTTGATCCGTCTAACATCCGCTCAGTAAACGCCGCGTTTGACCCTGCAAAGAAAGGTTCATCTAATCTATTGGCCAGTGCTACTGGTATTGGTCTATTAGGTGCTTTGGGTTCAGAGGATGCTGATGCCTCACCCAGTAAAGGCTTATTCGATTCAATGGGTGATACAGCACTAGAGTCTATGTCAGGCGTTAACCGGGCAGTCGCTGATGGGGTGAACTTCTTAACCTCCGATCAAATCAACGCAATATTAAACCTATCGGGGAGCGATAAGCGCATCCCTGATCTTTACGATATACCAGGTATTGAGGGCGGTACACAGGGTAACTACATGGAACCAGGTCTACTCCGTCAAATTGTCCGACAGGGCAGTGAATTTCTAAGCCCAATCTAAGGTAAACACATGGCTATAACGACTTACAGCGAGCTTAAAACAAGCATTGCTGACTACCTCAATCGCTCGGATTTAACGGCGATCATTCCGACGTTTATTGCGTTGGCAGAGGCTCAGATCAATCGTGATGTCAGGCACTGGCAGATGGAGAACAGGGCTACAACTAGCTTTGATGGTCAATACGGTACTCGACCCTCTGATTGGATAGAGACCATTAGGCTGCAACTAACTGGCACTGGTACGACCTCGATGTCATTAATCAGCCAACAGGCGATGGCCGATAAGCGCATGAGTGCTGACAATGTTGCTGGAAGGCCCTTGTTTTACACGCATTCAGAGTCGCAGTTTGAGTTATACCCGAGCCCGGATGGTGCTTATGCCGCCGAGGTATTGTATTACCAGCAGGTTCCGGCTTTAAGTGACAGCGCAACATATAACTGGCTGTTAAGGTCTGCACCTGATCTTTATCTTTACGGGGCGCTTATACACTCTGCGCCTTATCTTGTGGAAGACGGAAGGGCAGCGGTATTCGCACAGATGTATGGTGCAGCGGTTAATCAACTAAACCTTCAGTCCGAGGCATCAAAGACCTCTGGGGCTGGACTTAAATTAAAGGTAAGAGGACTAGGATGAGCTTTACAAACTTTTTAGAGACAGAGATTTTAGATCATGTATTTGGCGGCAATGCTTATACAGCGCCAAGTAACTTATACCTTGGACTGTACACTGGAGCGCCTAGTGATACCGGCGGTGGTACTGAGCTATCAGGTAGCGGTTATGCGCGTTTGGCAATGGCAATGAGTGTGTCAGGCAACTTAGCGACTAACAGCGCGGCTGAAGAGTTTGCAACGGCTACTGGTAGCTGGGGAACAGTGAGTCACGTTGGCGTATTTGATGCGGCGACTAGCGGCAACCTAATGGCGTATGGCACGTTGTCTGCAAGCAAGGCTGTGGCAACTGGCGATGTGTTTAGAATTCCCGCAGGCGATCTTGATATTACGCTGACATAGAATGTTATACGGTCGGTTTAAATATGGTCAGGCTGCGTATTCGACGGCTGATCTGGAAGAGGGCGCCTCTACAATAGCATCAGCCTCGGCGGTGACGGCCAGTGGTCTAGTCATTAAAGAGGGTGTCAGTGCCATTGCATCGGCCTCAACAGTCAGTTCATCTGGCACCTTAATTCGGTTAGGGGCTTCAACAATTGCAGGCGCATCAAGCGTCTCAGTATCTGGTCTTTCAGTCTTAACTGGAGCCTCTGCCATTGCGTCAGAGTCAGGCATGTCTGTTACCGGGTTACGGGTTAAAGATGGCAGCACAGCGATAGCTGCTGTGTCATCGACAACGGCAAGCAGCGTTATGGTGGTTAGTGGTCAGGCCGCTATATTCGCTGAAAGTCAGGTCACGCCTAACGGCTTCATAACAGCGTCTGGTTTAACCTCGATCAGCGCCCTATCAACAACAAGCGCGAGCGGCGTGATCCTCTGGATCGATAACGCAGCAGATGACAACACCTGGGCAGACACTAGCCCCACAACAAACACCTGGGCTAATACGTCCGACAACGATAATTTATGGGAGGCCGCTTAAATGGCTGATACAACGACGACTACATATTCACTGGTAAAGCCTGAAGTTGGCGCGTCCGAGGACACTTGGGGCACCAAGATCAACACTAACCTGGACAACATTGACAACCTGTTGGACGGCACAACAGCCGTTGCTAACATGGACCTGAACACCCCTGACATTGATGGCGGCACAGTGGACGGCATAACGTCACTAAGCACAAGCACATCAGGGACATCTAACTTTATTGCAGGTGTCAACGCAGGTAACAGCATTGTTAGCGGTGGTAATTATAATACTGTCGTGGGCGATGAGGCAGGTACTGCGATTACTACTGGTGATTATCACACAACTGTCGGTTATGCCGCAGGAGCTTCGGTAACAACAGCCACAAACAACACTGTAATAGGGGCTTTGGCGGGGGATGCTTTAACGGAGGGAAATTACAATGTTGTGGTTGGTGTAAATGCCCTTACCGCAGACACAAAGGGTAGTTACACAACTGCTCTTGGGCATGGCGCTTTAGCCGCACAAAATTTTACTTCTGCTACAGATTCTTACAATACAGCCGTAGGTCATGGAGCAGGAGCCGCAGTAAGTACAGGCATTCGTAACACTCTTATTGGCGGTCTTTCTGGTGACGCAATAACAACTGCAAACTTTAACACTGCGGTAGGTTACAATTCTTTAGGTTTAACCAATACTGGCACACTCAATGTTGCTGTCGGAGACAATGCGTTAAATCAAAACACAACAGGAGGTAGTAATGTTGCAGTTGGACAAAATGCTTTAGGTTCAAACACTACAGCGGCAAACAACACAGCAGTTGGTTTTTCCGCTTTAAGCACCAATTCCACTGGCACAGCTAACACTGCTTTAGGTAAGTCAGCGGGAACCTCAACGACTACTGGTACTGATATTACTGCACTAGGTGCATTGGCTTTACAGACGAATACTACTGGTTCTAATAATGTTGCAGTAGGCCGTAGTGCTTTACAGGCCAATATTACAGCCTCCGCAGGTACAGCCGTAGGCTATCAAGCCCTAAGAGACAATACTACAGGTGCGCAAAACACAGCGACAGGTTTTAACTCTTTAGTGCTAAACACTACTGGAGCAAACAACACAGCCTCTGGGTATCAAGCTTTATTCTATAACAGCACAGCATCTAACAACACAGCAGTTGGACATAGTGCTTTATTCGCAAACACCACAGGCGCTAATAACGTAGCACTTGGTTCTTTTGCATTAGACGCTAACACCACAGCATCTAATAATGTTTCATTAGGCTATGCATCGCTAACCTCCAATACGACAGGTGCAACAAATACAGCAGTTGGTGCTTTATCTTTACAGGAAAATACAACAGCCGCTAACAACACAGCAGTTGGTTATTTGTCTTTAGGAGCAAACACCACAGGAGCAAACAACACAGCAGTTGGTACAGGTTCTTTAGACGCTAACACTACAGCGGCAAGCAACACAGCAGTTGGTTCTAATTCTTTAGGCGCTAACACCACAGGTTCTAGCAATACTGCCCTTGGCCTGAATTCTTTATTTGCTAATACTACAGGTGCTAATAATGTTGGATTAGGTAGAAGTGCTTTGCAGAACAACACTACAGCCGCCGC